GACCATGTGCATTTCATAACAGAGCGTAATCCAACTGGTTGCTGGAAGACTGTAAACAGGTATGCACAGGATGCTGGTACTATTCACAGGAAACCTATTATTATTGAGAATAAGGAGACTGGTGTTAAGCAAGAGAAGATTGTCTTTGATTATTATGAGCCAAAAGACCCTGATGAGTATGTCATTATCCTTGCAGACCATGCAGGCAGGTTGGAACAGGAAAGAGGAATGACTAAAAAGGAAACCATTGATAAGCTATCAGAGTATTTCATGGTATTCCGTGACCACTTTCATTATACTCCTGTACTCATTCAGCAACAAAACTCAGATACTGTATCATTAGATGCTTTTAAGGCAAATAAAATCAGACCTACCTATAATGGTCTTATGGATTCCAAGCAGCCAGGGCAAGACAGTTCAATGGTTTTAGGTCTTACTTGTCCTTATTCCTTTGAGATTCCAGAGTATCTGAAGTATGACATCAGGAGACTTAAAGGATATGCTAGATTCCTTGAGGTGGTGCTTAATCGAGAGGGAGAGAGTAATTCTGTATTACCACTTTATTTTGATGGTGCAACTAATTACTTCACCCCTCTCCCCAAGGCTGACTGTATCTCTGAACTAAGTAAAGTATATCAATTAGTTCAAAGAAATAGTGGCATGTAACTTAGTAACTCCCTTCAATTTTTATATCGAGAATTTAAGCAAGATAATCTTCTCATCTGGGGAGGTTATCTTTGCACAGTCAATAACAATTTAAAAGAGTAGAAGAAAACAAAATGGCAACAATTGTAGCTATTCTAGGTGCGTCTGGAGATGGAAAGACCACCTCAACCATCATCAATCCTGATGGTAAGTTTGACCTTGAGAACTATCAAGGTATGGATCCTAAGAGTCATTTCATTATCAATCTTGACAGAAAGACTCTTCCTTTCCCTGGGGGTATGTGGGATACAGAGCATAAGAACTATGTAGAGCCTACTAACTTTGAGGGTATTCGTAAGGCTTTGGAGTATTGTGCGAAGACTCCTGAGATTAAGTCTGTAGCCATTGACACAGTAAACATCTATCTGGCCATGAAGGAGTTTAATGACAGAAAGAAGATGTCTTTTGACCAGTGGAGAGATGTCGCTAATGATGTCATTGAGCTGAATATCCTGTGTAACACCACTCTTCGTAAGGACCAGATAGTATATATCTTTGGTCATACTATGCTTCAGACCCAGCAGGATGGTACTGAGAAGATGGTATTCTCAGTGATTGGTAAGAAACTCACTAAGACTCAGCCAGAGGGATTCTATCCTATTGTTCTGATGACCCGTGTAGACTATGGTGATGATGGTAACAACCAGTATTTCTTCCAGACTAGGGCTAACCATAGTTCAGCTAAGACACCTCTTGGCTTGTTCTCTGAGTTTGAGATTCCAAATAGTCTCAAGCTGGTTGACAATGCTATCCGCAAGTATTATAAAATGGAAGACAAGACTGCTAATATCTCAGCAGCCTAAAGACATAAACAACATTATTAATTAATTAAAATCAAAACAAAATTATGAGAAAAGAAATCAGTTATTCACAGTTTCAGCAGGTAAAGAGTGCAGCCAAGATGATTGACCCCAACATGCGTAAGATTGAGGCACTCAAGAAGAAAATTATGCCCCTTGTAGAGGAGATGAAGCAGTATCAGGCACTCAATGACTCACTTGAGGCAGGTATTGTCAGTGTCATTGGCTTCCATGTATCAGACCTTGTTAAGAAGGTCATTGAGCCTACAGGTGCTACTGATAAGTTTGGTAAGCCTATCAAGGTTACTAAGTATCTTCCTACTGACATTGTATCCTATGATGAACAGCATAAGGTGTATGTCATTGAGACTAAGGATGCACCTGCAATAGAGGCTCCTACCACATCGGAGGAAGCTGCTGACTTTCATTCTGAAGAGGCCAAGCCAGAAGTACCTGAAGTGGTTAATGAACCTGCCAATGAGCAGGAGGCAGAGGGAAATGGAATGCCCTGGGAGAACAACTAATGGAATTTTATCACAATTAAAAAGCAACAAATAGACAGTTATGAAGAAAATTAATTTTAGCAAGAGTTTTCTTGCAATCGGTAAGACACAGCAGTCAACAGAAGCTCAGGAGTTTAAGCGTTATGTAGGTGTGGGAAGCACCTATGTCAAGGGTGTGCAGCCTACCAAGAAGGAAATTGATGAGTTCTTTGGCTTTGAGTCTCAGGCAGAACCTGAGTATGTAAAAGATGGTGAGAATGGCAAGGAGGCCCATATTACTTTCCTGCTTCAGACTGACCCAGAGACCTGTAATGGTATTGAGCTGAAGTCAAGGGCTATGTTTACCCTTCGTGCTACTCCTGCATATAACAGAGACCAGACTAAGGTACAGGTTATTGACCAGTATGGTAACTATACATGGGTAGACACTGAGGATGCAAAGGCAGGTAAGGCAATTACCCACAATGGCAATCCTGCCAAGATTGACACAAAGTATCGCATGGCCTGTGTAGGCGAGTGTGACCTTGTGGCTTTCCTTAAGAAGTATCTCTGTGTACCTGATGCTTTCAACTATGTCAATGGTACATGGGTGAAGAAGGAAGATGCTGATGACTATAAGTTTGTCCTGGAGAACATTAAGGACTATTTCAAGGGTGACTTCAAGGAACTGAAGGGGGCTTTGGAGCTTCAGCCTAACAATAAGGTCAAGTTGCTCTATGGTGTCCGCACCAATGATGAGGGCAAGCAGTATCAGGCTGTATGCACCCGTGGGGAGCTTATTCTTCCCAATGCTGCAAGTGCCAATGCCCTGACAAAGTTGGAGAAAGATCTGGTAAATGCAAAGCAGAATGGTGCCTACCAGAACACAGACTACAGAGTCTGTGAGCTTCAGGAGTGGGATGTAAAGCCTACCAATCTTGACAAGCCTGCTGACACTACAGGTGATATGCCGTTTGATGTTCCTTCATCAGATAATGGCGGTATGCCTTGGGATTAATTAATTATCCCGTAAATCTCATAAGAAGATGCAAGGTCTGTGTACATTCCATAAGAATAGTGGTGAAGCAGTTTGAGTAAAGGATAAAGGGTCACTTGCTACTTGCATCTTTCTTATGTCTCCTTCAAACCCTTTTAGTGATAATCTTATGATAGTAGGTAAGACATCATCCAGCATCTCCATCCCGGAACTGTTTGAGAAATACTCTGAAGTCAGTATTCTCACTACAGTTTTTCCTGAGATAACCAGTATTCCATGTAAAATCTGTTCTCCCTTCAGAGTAGATAGTAACCCTTCCTTCAGCATCTATCTTGATGATGACAAGCACATCAGATATAAGGACTTTGGGGAGAGTGAAACCAAAGGCAGCTTGTTAGACCTCCTCTGCAAGAAGTGGGATTGTAGCTTCTATCAGGTCTTTGACAAGATACTGGAGACCATGCAGAAGCAGGAGAAGGATACTGATGTTACTATCAAGCCCAAACAGGTTAAGCTGATGACCCGTAAGGAATCCTCAGAGCTAACTAAGATACAGGTGGCTGTAAGACCTTGGAGGCAGTATGACTTGGACTACTGGCAGTCCTATGGCATCACAAAGTCTTGGCTGAAGTATGCAGAAATATATCCTATTAGCCATAAGATAATCACTAAAAAGGATAAGGAAACAGGTAAAACCTCTAAGTTCATCTTTCCTACAGATAAGCTTGCTTACTGTTTCACTGAATACAAAGGTGGAAATTTATCCCTAAAGATATATCAACCCTATAATACCAAGGGTTTCAAATGGTGCAGTAAGATGGACTCCAGTGTTATCTCCCTATGGACTAAAGTGCCTGAATATGGTGATAGGATTGTGATATGCAGTAGCCTAAAAGATGCATTGTGTCTTAGTTGTCAGTTGCACATACCAGCCATTGCACCTCAAGGAGAGGGATACAATATTTCAGATACGGCAGTAAGTGAACTTAAAAGAAGGTATAAAAAGGTGTTTATCTGCTTTGATGTTGATAAACCAGGATTGCAGGACAGCTTAAAACTATCAGAACAAACAGGCTTTATCAGAGTTGTGCCTGACTTAAAGGGAGAAAAGGACATTAGTGACTTCTACAAATCCCTTAAAAACAAAACTGAATTCAAACAATTAGAAAAATACTTTTATTAATTTAAAACGTTTTATATTATGACAGAAAGAGAAATTTTGATTGCTAACAATCGTGACCAGAGTAAGTATCGTGTAGTAACTGGAGCAGAGACTCTCGGTGAACTTCAGGATGATATTGCACGCAATGAGAAGGTATATAAGATGGTAGGACAGTCATGGGTCAAGGCTTCCAGTCCTATTAATATCTCTGGCCTTACCTTTACAGAGGGCATTACCAAGACCCAGCTTTTGCAGAGGGATTCTGCCCTGCCTACCAATGTACAGTTCAAGGGTCAGACTACCAATAATCTGGTGATGCTTCTGACCAATACTACCAAGCAGATTCACTCTGGTGCCTCCTATCCTACTAACCGTAAGGACTTTGGTGCCTATATCAAGTGGAACAATCTTGGCGAGGCTATAAAGCAGGAGTTCGGTGATAACTGGACAAGAATCTCTACTGATAAGTTGCTTAACTTCTTTGCCAATACTGCTGAGAAGAATACCGCATCTAATAAGGATGCTATCAATGAGATTCGTGAAGAACTGAAAGATCAGGAGAATGTGAAGGAGGTAGTGAATACTCCTGTTCAGGAAGAAACAAAGTCTGAGAAGAAACTTCCTGATGTAAAAGAGGCTCCTCATGCTGCTACAGTAGAGTGGTTCTATGACGGCATCAAGAAGATGACTGCTGACAACCTGCTCTATGCAGAGGATGTGGTGGTTCTTGCTGACCTTACCACTGAACTGGCAGCAAGGCTGATGGAGTCAAAGCCAAAGATTACTGCTTCAGACATGGATGACATGCTGTCAGAGATTCAGCACTAACTCATAATTGTTTGATTTGGTTGTGTCCAGGGGGCAGGGTACTTAGGTTATCCTGCCCTTCTTTTTATTACTTACTAATAAATTATATTATATGCAATACACAATCAATGAGTTTCGCAGGGAAGCCTTCAAGGAAGTCTATCAGGTGTATAAGGTCTTTCAGGACTTCTTTGGCGAAGACAGTGTTGACCTCCAAGGCCTGCCTGATGATGATACAATAGCTCTCCGCTTTGATGAGCATGGCATTCCCATGCGAGAAGATGGCAGTTGCTATGAGGCACATGGCAATACATTCAATAGTATCATTAGTGATTTCAGTAATGCCAGACCCTTCATCCTCGTCTATTGGCCAAGAGTCAGGGTAACTAATGAGAATGACAAGTCTATTGTCATACAGGACCTCTATGCCAAGATAGAACTGGATGCTAGGGGCTATATTCCTACTGAAGACAGGGGTTTTACACTCAACAGGGCTACCTATCCTATGGAACAGTGGGCATGTAACTATATGCACAGTCATGTTAGCAGTATTCCAAAGTACGGTCTAGACCAGTTTCAGACTCCCTGTCTTGGTACAGGCCCTATCATACAGACCATCAACAGCCTGAGGGCAGATACCTCTGAGGGATTTGATGAAACCAAGTGGATGCTCTTCTGTCATGAACTATCGTTGTATGTTACAGTGGAATCCCTTGCAGGTGTTCCCTATAACCATCTGGAAGATGTACACCTTAACAGTGTGCTCTCTGATTATGGCAAGTACAATAAGTACTATGGTATGGCTTTAGGCAACTTCAAAAGGGTGTTCTCTTCAGTAGAACTAAAGGAGTTCATTCTCTATTATCTTCACAATGGGCATCTGGCTATCAACTATCAGAATGGTATGTTCAAGGTGGGTATGTCATATTTTGACTTTATGATAGACATTAGCAATTCCTTCATAGAGTATTTCAATTCTCACTTTGACGACAAGCTTATTGCACAACGATGTTTTAGCTATCACGTTCTTTATCACAGTATTGCCTCTAATGGACAATTTTTTGATTCTGATTCTTTAGATACTATACCTGATGTTAGTCAGTATGTAGGGAAGAAAGTATGTACCTTCAAAGGCAGGGATATTACCCTCAGTATCAGAGAACCCTCAAAGGAAGAGCTTCAGAAGACTACTGTTCTCAATCATGGTCTAGCCATGTATATACTCAACAACATTCTTAAAATCATAAACTATCGTTATACAAATGAATATACTAGACAACACTGTCAAGGCACAGCAGCCCTCCCTGCCACCACTGGTCAAAGGGTCTACTACATATAAGCTTATTGTTCCTCGCAAGGTAGAGGAAAAGATTAGGTATCTCATTAGGAAGTTCCCTTCTACTGAATGGTCAGGAGTCCTATTCTATACTCATACAGGCAAGTTTGAGGATGGCAGTCTTGAGATTCAGTGTCAGGACATATATCCTATGGACCTAGGTACAGGTACTTTCACAGATTTCAAGATGGATGAATCTGTAGTAGGATATATAGCAGAAAACATTGACCTCTTTGGTTGTGATACAGGACTTGTGCATTCACATCATAGTATGGGAGCTTTCTTCTCCAGTACAGATACCTCTACTCTTAGGACAGAAGGTAATGATACTAATTGTTTTATTTCATTGATTGTAGATACCAAAGGAACTTATCAGGCAGCTATTACTCGAAAAGTACAGACTAAACTTAAGGTTACTACCGAAGACTTGGGTACATCCTATGAATTCTTTGGTGAAGGAAGTAAAACTGTACAAGATGAAAAGGGACCTATTCAG